ATGAGAGTTAGATTGGCCTACAAAAACCCTACCTGTACCTTGAGAGTTACCTCTGATAACTAACTCAGCAAGATTAGTATCTTCTGACTTTATAGTAATTGTAGTGTCTACAGAACCTTCGGTGTCAAATGTGTTATTAGCAGTAAAAGTATTTGCATCCCCTAAATCTGCGTATGGTGCACTTGCATGATTTCCCCAACCATATACAGTTGAAAGAGTAGCTGCTTGCGTAGTATCATAGGCAACATTTGTATTATCTAATATACTTAAATTAGAATGAGTATGACCATTTTCAGGGGCATCCTCCCCTACACCATCAAATCCATTATTAGCCATTATCTCATCCCCACACCAGATTGAATAAACCCACCAGTGAATTCATCTCTATCTGCTTTTTGTTGTGTACTTTGAATACCTTGTATAAACTTACCACCCCAATACTCAGCAGCATCAAAGTCCTTAATAAATTGATGAGCATGATACATACAACCATAGAAGTAAACCTCAGGTGATACTGTAAGTAACCAGTTTGTGTCTCCTGCCTCTTCTAAAGCTGGTAACAATTTGTAATAGTATAGCTCTATATAACCAAAATCCTCAAAGGATGGGTTAGGTGTATCAATATATTCTTTACGTCCCTCAATAGGGAAAATAATAAACTCATTCCCAACTCTTGCAAAATTGGTAGCACCGCCTACTTCTAAGTAAGCACTGTTATTAAAAATCTTAGGGTCTGATCTATTTAAAGAGTTACGACCTTTAATACCATTAGTACCTCGATCATCATCTTCATATTCAAATAAATGATTGACACTGATAGCCTCAATATAATCAGAGGGGATAGAAATCTTACCACCTTCATCAATAGCCAAGAGTACTGTATTTTCCATAGCTGGTGTACGTAGTTGCTTAGAGCACTCTTCTGTAGTTAGTGTTATCCAAGTATTAAATCTAGCTCTAAGATCTTCTCGATCTATCCAATTTATTACTTCATCTTCAACTTCTTGATATGTTGTCAGTGCCATTATACCACCCTACCTTTCCAACGACGTAAGTGCATCCATTCTCTTGACTGCAATTTCTTCCAAAATCTTCCTGTAGTTTCTGGACAACTACCGACTAAGTTATAGTCTAAATTCTCTTCATTCTTCCATTGCTCTAGTAATGCGATAGGGATACGGGCAGCATGTTTCATATCTGCTGAACCTTGACCTATACCTGAATTCTGAGCTTCTTTATTCTCTTCTAATATTCCACCACACTCTTGTTCGTGATGAAAGTGGTGAGCACCGTTCTCATCTATGCGGAGATTTGTTGCGTAGCCTTCGCCACTTGATGTTATGATACCTGTCATTTGTTTATCCTATAAACGAAAAAAGAAGGGGAAGGGTTGCCCCAACCCCCTATTACTCAACTAACTACGCTGGTGCAACATCGTAGATAGCACCACTTGAAAGTTCTGAGTTACAGCGTAAGCCATACTCTACTAACAAGTTCTTACGGACTGTATCACCAGTCTTAGCTAAATCAATAGTGTTGAAGTTACGTAAGTAATCAACAGACCATTGTTTAGTATCAATACCTAGTACGAAGTCATTGGTTTCACCAGTTGACAAGATACGTGATGGGATGATACGTACTGAACCAAAATCACTGATGTAGAAATCAACTACAGCTTGTGCAGTTTTATCCTTAACATTAGCATCTACAGTTGTAGCACGACCAAGGAAACCATTTGAAATGATAGCCTTGTTTGTTGGAGATACTAACAACATGTCAGGGCTTTCACCAGACTTCTCGTAAATACCTTGTAACATGTCTTGCAACAATGTTTCAGTGAATGGACGGTTAGTACCTTCCGCAACTACAGTTGTTAAATCTGCATGGTCATGGTTAGTTGTACCACTTGTAGGAGCTGCACCTGTCGCACCATGTGATGTGTTCTTAGATAAGAACGAAGTTGCAGAGGCTGTAACACCAGCAACCGAAGTAGTACGAGCAACCTTAGCTTCGTGACCACCAATGAAGTTGAACTCCATATCAGTCTTAAGCTCTTTAGCTTTACGTGCTAGTTGGTATGCCATCTCTGATTGACGACCAGCTTTATCTGTTACTTCTTGAGTACCAGTCACTGAGATAGTCTTATCTGAGATCATCATGTTATTAGACAAGCGATCAGTAGGTGTGATTGCAGCAGCAGCCTTATCCTCACCCTCGATTTTCTTATTGCCCGCAGGAGCTGCAAGAGCATCTACTTGCCAATCGAATGTAATACCCTTACCTGTACCACGACCAATCGCAGACATGAAAGGAGTATCAAAAGGGTCTAGATTATAGATCATGTTGCTCAGTTGCTCACGATCACCGATAGACTCTACTGTTGAAAATGCATTAGCTTTAGTAGCCATATTATATTACCTTAAAATTAAATTATACGAATTGTTCAAACATTAAACCAGCATCCGACATTGTGCCTGTCTTACGATATTGTGCTATCGTCTCAGCAGTTGCACGTTTAGATTTGGCTTTAGGTGTTTTGGATCTTTGGGATCCAGCTTTAGTTGTTTTAGATACAACTTTTCTAATCTTCTCTTTAGCTCCTTTACGCTTTCCTTGTAGTTCATCGTATTTGGATGCTTTATCGAGAAGTTTGATAACTACAGCATGATCAAGTAAGCTGGTATCAATATCTTCAAAGCCTTCTGTTTTGACCTGTGCGCTTATACGGTCAATGAAGTCCTTATCGTTTGTAACATCACCATACTCTAATTCAATGCGTTTAAGTTCTGATAGCTTTAGAGTATCTCGATTACGGTTTGCCTCAGATGATATGCCATCTTTGAGGTCTTTACGTAGGTTCGCTTTCTCATTTATTAACTCTTGTGCTTCAATATACTTCAAACGCTGAACAGCGTATTGGTTAGGGTTACGGATCCGCAAATCGTCCCAATTAACATTGTCAAATTCTTTTAATACAAGGTTATCTTGTTCTTCAATATGCGCTAGTATAGAATCCAAATGCTCTGCTTTAGCAACAGCCTCTTTCATCTTTTCATCAAACCCTTCGCTTTGTTCTTTTACTTCTGCTAGAGCTTTCGTATGATCCTTGTGACGACGATAACCAGTAACAAGTTCATCCTGAGTAACTTCATAGTCTTCACCTTCGATGTTAACTACATAATACTCATCAGAATCTTCTTCCTCTGGTTCCTCATCTTCAATCTCTTCTTCTGATTCTTCCTCGACTTCTTCTTCGAGTTCATCTTCATCTTTATAAATATCTTCGACTTCTTCCTCTTCTTCAACAATCTCCTCTTCTACAGGATCATTAGAAAGAAAGCTATCCAAGCTATCAATTGTTTCTGTTTGTGTGCTGCCACGGGTAAGTAGACCTAAGCCACCGCCCTCTACTGGAGTTACTGCATCACTCATTTGTATTCTACCTTGTCAATATATGTTTGGAGCTTTCCTTCTAACAAGGTAACAGCTTCCAGTTTGTAATGTAATGTATCAGATAGATCTGGAGACATAGCTACAGCCTCCATCAAATCTAATCTAATCTCTGCTAGTATGTGTTGGAATATAGGATCACTAATGATCTCTTTAGATTTTAACATCCTACCCTCATTAATTGGATGGGCTTCCGCTTCCGATAGCAACCTTTCTGTCTTGATTACTTTCCAGTGAGACTTCAACAATGTCGACTTCTCTTTGCCACTCGAACTTTTCCCTTTCCATAGATTGCTTATCTTCACCAAGACCTGCTTCCCTTTCTTTAAGAGCCACTTCACGTTCTTTAATCTCCAATTCACGAGTACTAATCTCTTGTTCAAACTGTTTAAGCTGAACTTCAAACATAGCTTTCTGTTGTTCTAATTGAACCTCAGCCTGTTTCTTACCAGCTTCTGCTTGATCTTTAGCTATCTCTGCCTGAGCAGCAGCCTTAGCCATTGCAGCTTGTTCAGCAGCTTGTTGAGCTTTACCCTTAGCAGCCTCTACAGCCTCAGGAGACTCTGGATCTAACCAGTAGTTCTCATAGTCTTTATAACCAGCATTAGTTGTAATCTCTTTAAGAGTGTTATAGACTTTACTTTCACTAGTAAGAGTCCCCATACCACCACTACCGATTACACCTTGCTGTAGTTCATATAGACGCATTAGATGCTGTAACTGTTGATCTTTGTTATTAGTTCCTAGACCTACGATAACTTCCATTGAAGTACGGTCTTTCCACATCTGAGGGTTAACTCTTACGAATTGACCACGTAGACGGAACATCTCTTCTTTGTCTTGATACTTACGGCTAAGACGATATATGTTCAAGAATAAATCCCTAACACCAGTCTCTGCAAAGATACGAGCTATTAACTCTAATCGTTGCTCTGCTACAGACATTACATTGTTTACTGTGGAACTAGATGTGTGACTATTCAAAGCCTTATCATCTAAGCCCATAGAACGCTCTGAGACACCTGTACGATTAGTCTTAAGCTTGTCCATGTAGTCTAGCATACCATAGTTTTCTACTGGCAAAGCAGGAGTTGCTAGGGGCGTTAAAGCACCCTGCATCTTAACACGTACTGCACCACCAGCTACGTTATTCTCCAGATCACCCATATTAACTTGACCCTCTAAGACTTCATACCTACCGTTATTTAAACGATACATGTTGTCTAAGATATTTCTCAATAGAGAGGTCTTTTGATCTTGTATATCTTTTGTTGCATCAAAGATAGACTGACCATAGAATTGATGCTGTATAGGAGTAGGACATAAAGAACTAAAAGGTATACGATCAAATGGTTCATTGGTTAATAGAGTCTTACCTGCATACATAACCTTACGTAATTCAGCAATTCCATCACCATCATAATCTATCTTGATATAAGCTTCTGTAACCCAGACCATCTGAGTCGATTCATCACCATTCTGATTCTGAGCATCTACAGTGAAGTTGCCATTAAAGGATTCACGAGTTACCCGAACTAAAGAAGTATCTACACGGTCATAACTAGCAAACTGTAGTTCATCAATAAGCTTCTGGTCGAAGTCCATTGCTACGAGGTCTGAGCGACTCATCTGTGTACGATGTGCTACATAGTTAGCATCAGCAAGGCTATGAGCATTACGACTAACTAGGAACTCCTCAGGAGGCACATTCTCTACCACTATCTGTGATACATCTTCTACAGTATTAATAGTTACATCAAACTGTCCATTGATTAATGGAGTCTTCTCTAATATCTCTGTATCTTCTGCTGTAAGTAA